ACAACCGCAAAAATTCTTCGTCCGTGATTTTTGGTGTCATTATTCTTCATCCTTTTAGGAGAAGCACCCCAAATACCACAGTTTTGTTGCGGTTGGGTGACCCCCCGAGATTATCGGGGGGCCAGATCATTACTCGTCGGTCTGTTCGTCAACCTCTTCGGCTTCAACTTCTTCGGCTTCTTCTTCGTCATTGGCATGAGCTTGGAAGAGTGCGTCGGCGGTTGAAGAGAAAAGGCTGCTCAGCGTGAACTCGTTGATGTTTGATGCTTTGGCAACGAGGAACGCCACCGAGAACAGAGCGTTCAGGGCATCAACTGGTTCAGAGTCATTGATCGCGTCAAGAATTTCGTCTTTCATGTCAGGCTCCAGATTAAGGAGTTTTAAGTTTACAAACTGACGATGACCGTTTAGTGACCTCTGGTCAGTATGGTCAGCAACAGAAAAATAATTGCCCCGCACCCAGTGACTAGGATCTGCTCTAGCCGCTTGATCCGGGCATGGATACCTTTGGTTTCCTTTTCGATGCCTTCGTACCTTACGGCACAGACATCAACGTGGGCGTCAATTTTGTGATCAACTTCGGTAAGAGTAACCATCATGGGGTCCTGCGTTTTTGTCCAAGTAAAGCATTTTGAGTCATTTTAGCTTCAAGTTCTTGCGCTCGTTTTAGTTCGTTTCTACCGCCAAGAAATTCTTGAGCTTTTGTTCCCATAAAACGACCTGCCGTAGCAGCGCCTGGGATTGGTATGAGCGCACCAGCTTCTTGACCAACCGTAGGCAACGAGCCAACAATCCCACTTAAACGCTGCTTTTGAAGCGCAGCGCCCTCATACGCATGAGATCCTGGCATCAAGTAGCCGCCGTAGTTGAGAACGTGAAATGCTCGTTGCTCGTCAGGATCAAAAGCGTGTCTGATCTTTTGATCTCTGGCGTTCATCGTTTTGTTTGCGTCTTCAGCATTCCAAACACCAGCTCTTTTTGACCCAGACTCGTAGATTTCTCTTGCAATATTACCTTTTATCTCTGCTCTAGCTGCGGCGGCTGATTGTTGAAGTTCTGGGCTTACAACAAAATCTGGTGATTTGGGAATTCTACCATTAGCAACAGAATCAACCAGATCGTAAATGTGACGCCATTGATCAAACGGCATACTATTCATTCTCTGTGGGATTCTTTCAAAATCCACACCTGTCTGCACTCCGTTTGGATCAACGGAACCAAACAGATCTTTGATGCCCTTTGACTCAAAAAGAGTTTTTTGAACGCGGTGCAGATTATCTGCTTTTTTCAATAGCTCAATGCCGCCGGCAGCGGCAATGTCTTTTTCAATTGATTCGTTAATTCTTTTGATAACTCCAGCGTTGTCTGAAGTCCAATTTTTGTTTAAAGATTTTTGAACTGCAATCCAAGCATCAACTGTATTTGGCGCGTGGGTAACCCCAGATTCATCTCTGAAACCAGTTGTTCTTGCCAATTTAATGAGTTCTTCTGCGCTTGAGGCAACCCCTTCGTTTCCTTTTAATCCAAGGCCGGCCCTAAACTGTTTGTCTTTAAGTAGATCTGAAACGTGGTTGGATTCAATTGGGTTTGATCCAACTTTTGATTTGACTTCGTTGTACAGATTGCGCTTTTCCAAGTTGAACGCGCCAGTCAAACCTTGGTATGGCTCTTCAATTGGATTTGTTGGGAACAGAGCGCTGTTAATCCTTTCTCCACGCTCGTATGGGTTCATCAAAGTAGGGCTGGCCCCACTATTTTGAACACGTTGTTGAGCGTAGCGACTAAGAGCGGTTTGCTCATCAGCCAACTGACGTTTGAGCAACTCACCACTTGGTGTTGGTTGCGGCATCTTGGCTTCTGTGTACTCTGTTCGCAGCGTGTTTTCGTTACCAGTCAAAACACCAGGACGAATACGGTTAACATCGCCAAGAATTTCTGCGGCAATCGTTGCCCTAGTTTCTTGTTCTGGAACCGCAACATCTGCTGCCGTTTTTGATTGTTTGACCGAAGGGAAATTGCCTCTAGAAGTTTCTTCCCCGGTGATACCAGAAAACGGATTGTTTTTGGCTCGTTGAGCTCCAACGCTTGCAGCAGGTGCAGCAGGGGAAATTGGAAGCGCGGCAGGGAAAGTAGATGGTTGGGTTGCTTGCGTTTCTGGCGTCCGTACCAAAGCGTTTTGGACCGTTTGAACGGCGCGTTGCGCTGCTGGCGTAGCGCGAGCGGCAAGCGCGTTGACGCCTTGGGCAACTTGTCCTGCCTGACCAATGGCAGGTACAAACGCAGGAATCCCAGAAGTAAGTTGACCTAAAGAACGAAGATATTCCTGACCGCTTTCAGTGCGCGGGACATATGTCCCCGCTTCCATCACTCTTTCCATTGCTTTGACGTTTGGGCCTTGACCTAACCTGCCGCCCAAAATGCCAGCAATTGCCCCAACAGGCATTGCCACCGCACCTGTTAGCGCAGACAACCCCGCTTCTGGAATGCCAAACAACCGATCTGCCATAGATGGTTCTTGGGCAAGTGTTGGCTGTTCTATAGCGCCAGGAATGTCTGCTGGCGTTGCATCAAGTTGAAACCCAGGCGGCAATTTAACCGCTGGTTTTTTGTCTAGCACAAACCCTGCTGGTAATGGCATTATTTTTTACCCCCAACAGGATTCCAAGTTTGCCCTCCATCAGATGATTCAATGCGTTCACCTGTTTTGGGATTGGTTGCCGTCATGGTTGGTTGTGATGCTACGGCTTTTCTAGATTCAAACTTACTAGGCAGACCAACAGGCTCAACCGAAAGACCAGTACCTTGAACAGCAGATTTTGGTATTTGCCTAACTCTTGTGTTCCATTTTTCGGCAGTTGCTTCTGCTGATCTTCTTGCCAGTTCGGCAGTTCGGCGCAAAGTTTCCGGCGTCATATCTATGTTGCCGCTTTTTGCCTTTTCCAAAAAGTCGCGGTCAGCATTGGTGAACCCTGCTCCCGCTCCTAAACCAGAAGTTTTAATTGAATCTAAAGTTTGAGAAGCTAAACTTTTTTGCAATTGTTCAGTGTTAGAAATTAGTTCTGTATTATCCTTTCCAATAAACCCGGGGAGGCCAGAAGCATTTAATAATTTTGCAGTTTTAAGTTTCCATTCTGCTCCGGGTCCAGCAATTATATTTCCACTAGACAAAACTTCTAAAATTCTATTCGCATTTCCCGCCGCTTCTGGCGCGTTCAAAGCAGCATCACGCAAATCAACATCACTCTTTGCCAATGCGCCGGCCAAAGCACTACCAAATGATTTTTCCGCAGACTGGCTAAGACTAATATTTACAGGCGGAGCATGAGTGGTCTGCTTTAAAATTTCTGCTTCGTAAAATTTTCTGTTTGGATCGTCTGGAGCCAACAAATTAAGTTCAGTAATAAGTTTTGATAATGAAGAAGGTGCAGCAGGAGCTGGAGGCGTCATCATGGAAACGTCGCCCATCATCAGCAATCGGTTTGGTTCAATCGATTGCATTTTCCTTAACGAATTTACATTATCGCGGGCTTGTTTTGCCGCGTCTTTATATTCTTTAGGGTTTCGCAACGCTTGAATTTCATAGAATCTAGCAAATCTTTCTGCTTTGGCTAACTCGTTTTGTATCTGTTGCTTAAATTCTTCAGGGATCAAAGCATTAGTAGGTGCCGCAGCGGCAGGGTTAACATTGCTTCCGCGTTCAGCAGTTCCTACAGTAGACCCTGGCATTCTTGATGGCGCATTTTTAAACGTACCAGGAGCAGCGCCTTCGGGCCCTATCTCAAGCAAAGAAAGTTGCGGTGGAATAACTCTTGACGTTGTTGCGCCTGTTACGGGTTGGGTTTGTTCTTCTGGGTTAGCTTTTGCATACTCAGCCAACCGATCAACACGATCAAGATGTTCTTGAATTCCGCCCGCAGCAGCCCTGATTTTAGGATTTGGGTGAGCGTACATTTTTAGTACTGCGTCACGCAAACCAGGACCACCTTTCTCTTCAATTATGTTCTGTATGTTTGTCAAAAATGTTCTTGACTCGTTTTCACTTGCCAAATCTTGCTCACGGATTTGACGAGACATCCGAGCATTTTTAATCTGCTCCATAACCGCCACATCCTGCAAAGGATCTGGCATATTGAACTTGGGCGGCTGGTAAGCGTTGACAATCGCTGGATCAAGAGGTCGGAGTGCCATGACTGTTACCTATTTTCAATTGGCGCTGGAGTTCTGCCATAAAAATCAGATAGCGCATTTGTACGCTGCCCATACTGATACATTTGCCCGGCTTGACCAAGTGCTTGATTCAAAGCGTTTGATTGACCAAGATAGCCAGATGCGCGGGCAGATCCGATGTCTTGCAGGTTTTGCCCAGTCTGGGCGCCGTAAGCGCCATATGCGTTAGTTAACGTACCTGCTGCAGTTTGACCCACTCCAGCCAACGATTGAAGCGGATTAAGTTGCGCGGCGCGTTCAGTTTGATAGCGGTTAAAAGCATTCTGGTACTCTTGCGAGGCGAGGTCTTGCCCATAGCGTTGCGCCCCTTTGAGCGTAGCGCCAGACAACAAACCACCACGGGCAGCAGCAGTACGGTCTAGCGCTTTCATGCCTTCAGACAACCGAAAAGCGTAGCCAGGATCTTGCGTAAACTGATCCATACCAAACTTGGTATAGTCAGACAACGGAATTAGCTTATTAAGCGCACCAACACCAGCTTGCCGAAACGGTTCTTGCAGTTCAATTTGCTTATTGAACATCCGCTCTTGAGCGTCTTGCGCGGCTTGAGTGGCTTGCGCTTGCATATTGGCAGCTTTTTCTGCCGATCTAGCACCTAACAATCCTGCGCCGATAGTGGCGGCGGCCATCCAACCCATAGGCATATTAGTTCCTTTTGATCAAAACTTGATCAACTTTGTTTGCGTTAGTTTCTTCTGTGGCGTGAACACAAAACCATTCGCTGTCTTCAAGAGCATGAACCACGTGGTGAATGCCCGCTTTGATCTCTATACACGCTGGCGCTTTGTATTCCGTCTGGCTATAGTCAGTCAAAACAACAACTTTACCCTTAGCCAAAATGCTTAAATGATTATAGTTGTGCGCGTGTTGCCCCGCCTCAAAACCTTTAGGTATGACCATCCTTTTGGCGTACAGTCCATCGCTAAAATGATGTTCAACGCAAGGGTCAATTTCAAACATACCTTCGCGTTGCTTGGCTATATGGGCAAGATCTCTCATTTAATCTTCCAAATCAAACAATTCCGGACCAAGCGCCGGCTCGTTTCTGGTACATAGTTGTTCCAGTACCGCCGGTAGAATTAAAATAAATATCGCCGTTGACACCGTTTGAATTACTAGGCACTCCAGCGCCGCCATAAATTCCTAGCGAAGACTGAAAAGCACCGGCAGGTGTTCCCGGCAAAAATCTAGAACTAAGCCTAACGTCAACATCTCTAAATTCTGCGGTTTGAACACCGCCAGATGTTACAGCTACGCCACTGCCAGCGTCGTAAAAACCACGGTTTGTACCAGTTGAAAATGACAAACTAGGGGCCGCAGCCGTACCCGGACTGGCAACTACTGGTACTTGACTTATTTTTCCATCATTAGCGTATAAAACTTCATAAATTCCATCAATGTCTTTTCTGTTATTAGTAATTACAGGGGTTCCATCTGAAAACCCCATCTGCAAAATTGTTCCAGCTCTTAAGCCGCCGTTAGTAATTAAAAGGTCAATACTGTTATTATTGCCAACGCAACCCGCAACGGTCCAACCTCTTGCTGCTGAAGCAGTTCCATCACCAATCATTACACCCCGACCAAACAACGCGCAAGTTGACGGGGCGATATACGCGCCGTTGCTGCCGAGATATTGAATACCAATGTTTGTGGTAGAAACGTTATCTGCGTTTTCAAAATGAGTGCCCAAAATTGTTAGGCCACCATTACAGATAACGCCGTACGCACCAGTCGCCCCAGCAACGTAAGGCGCGACCGTTCCGTTAATGAATCTTAGATCATTACATTGGGCAGCGTACACCGCCCAAGTTGATGCGGTATACGGCGCAAACCAACAGTCATCAAACGTAATTTGGCTTGGCAAATCCACGCCAGATGCAACAATGTAAACCAAATGGCTTGACGCCCTGCTGGGGTTCATTACCGTGCAATGACGATACGTAATGTCAAACGCGGTTCCAGTGTGGTTAATTTGGTTTGCTGGAAAATCCCTAAACGTGCAATTTTCAAACAAACACCCTTCAATGTAACTGTTTGACGCAACTGCATTTAAAAACAAACCATTTGTTCCAGCAGAAGATGAAGACCCGTTAAGTTCTATACCGTACATCTGAAACGAATCAATACCAACGCTTGCACTTGGCGTTACCGCAACCGCCGAGCCGCTTCCGGTGTAGTTAATCACTACGCCAGTACGCGCACTTCTCCAGCGATTTGTGGCGCTGGCCCCAACCAACCGGACGCCATCTGCGCCTTGCAAGGTTGCAGACACTTTATATGTGCCTTGCGGAAATATAACGTCGCCGCCGCCAGCATTTTTTACAGCTAAAATTGCCGTTTTAATTGCCGAAGTATCATCCGTTGAACCGTTTCCTGTTGCGCCAAAATCTTTAACGCTTACAACATCGCGCAATTTACTTTGAACTGTTCTTGTTTGAGCGCCAGTCCCAGCTTGCAAAAATCCGATTAGTGCAGAACCGCCTGATGCGGCTAGATTTGCCAAAGTTGCCGCCCCACCGATGTTGTCTACGGTCCAGATGCTGACGTTAGACGCATTGTCTAAACGCATTTTGTACAGCGACGTACCCAACCAGATGCTGCACTCGCCGCGGCTGTCCAAAATGATAGGGTTGGAGTTAGCCGTGTTGCCGGTGTAGTCTGTGTAAGTGACCGCTGGCGTGGTGGTTCCGGCTGCGTAGGTGTACACCTTTCCGCCAGACAACGGCACACCGTTACTGTCCAGAAATTGCAGTTTTGGTTGGGGCGAGATGTTTGTGGTCATGTAATTTCCCGTCCATTAGAACGAATGTTGATCGCTGATGCTGTTCCTGCAATGGTACTGATAAAGCCGCTAGGAGCAAGCGCGGCCCCGGTAATTTCAGGAAACGTATACGTTTCCGCTGGCTGCAACGATTTGGTCTTAACAATCAAGTTTTGATTGCCAGCAGTGTCTGCTGCCGTAACCAAGTTGACGCTGATCGTCGCCGTCGTTGCGCTAATGTTAGTCGCTGTAAATTTGTCGATAAGCACGGTCACACCATTAGCGGTGTACTGGGTCGTCTGGCTATTTTCAGCCAACTTTGCTGGGATTAAAACTCTTACGGATACTGTCATAATGCTACCTTTTGCTTATTATGTCACGCCAAAACCATAAACATACCAAGTATCAGTCGCAACCTTGATCATTGTGGCTACGCCATTAGACGCGATAGATCGGTTGCCAGTAGATGCTGAGTTGGCAAGTTTGAGCGTGACGCCCGCTCCGGCTTGAATGACCAACGCCGTGGCGTTACTAACCACAGTAACAACCGTGCCAATATCAAACGCTACGCTACTGTTTGGTGGTACGGTGACGTTGCCAGTCAGGTAAAGATGTTTTGCGGTATCTGACAACACCAACGTGCCGCTGGCGTTGCTTGATTGCGGCAGCGTACGAAAACCAAACCCGTACAGATTTCCGGCGCTGTCTTTGACCGTTGACCCGCTCGCCAAACCATCAATGGTTTTGTTGGTAAGCGTTTGCGTGCCGGTCAGCGTAACAACTGTGTTGTCAATGCTGATTGTGCCGACCGATACAATCGGACCGCCAGTTAGGCCCGTCCCAGTGTTAACTTGAATGACCGCTGGTTGATTTACCGGACCAAGTTCAAGCGGGTTAACAATGTTGTAGATTTCATCAATTTGTATGCTGGTCGGCGAATAACTTAACTCTTCAGCCGTAATTGAACTGGTTCCGCTTCCGGTTAGAGTAAATAAGTTAAAGAAAAATCTATACCATTCCCGCGACATTAGACCAGTTTGCGGGTCAATAAAATTAACCCGAGGCGCGGGGATTTGGGTAATGTTGTTAACGACAGGCATTAGGCAGTCGTCCCGCTCAAGTGCAGTTCAGCACCCATGATCGCAATTTTGACCGGATCTGTGCCGGACAACTCATAAACTCGGTCGCGCAGTTTGAGCGTCATACCCAAACGCCGCCAGAACACTCGCTGCTGATAAACGCCAATTTTTCCAAGCGTTGCCCAATGTTCGTTTGACCAAGTGTGACCGCCGTCGTCCGACCAACGCAACATAACTTGCGGGTCAGCCCCAAGCGTATAGTTACCACCTTCAACGCTGACCAAGTAGTCACCGTTTTCTGTGATTAAATACAAACCACTTTCAGTAACCAAATATGTAGTGTCAGTTTCAACCCCATCGTTTAACCCAACGCCGCTCTGACAATCCAGTTGTAGGCTATGGTGCGCTGTACGGGTTAGGTTATTCTGCCCCGTTGGCAACGCCCGCCAAGAGCGCAACCATTT